TCTAAGGCAGCCGCAGCTGTTTATGGCGCATCACTTGGTTTTGCTCGCTCATTGATCGTTTCACCAACACAATGGGGAAACATTATGGGATACAACGACAATGGAGCACCTCTTTACAACGCAGCACAGCCTTCAAATGCAGCTGGAAATGTTCGCGGAGATTCATTGCGCGGTGTAGTTTCACCCGGTCTGAACCTCTATGTTTCACGCTCATTTGGTAACGCTGGCACAACAACAGCTGATGCCGATTCATCAATGGTTGTTGTCAATCCAGATTCTTACACATGGTATGAATCTCCACGCTTTACTCTACGCAGCAACATCAACAGCGATGGAACTATCGACATTTTGTACTATGGCTATGGGGCTTTGGCCGCCAAGGTGCCAAATGGTGCACAATTTAACAACCTCCCATAAATCACTATCGGTAGCGGTCGCTCCCGAACGCTACTGACACGAAAGGAACCGAGATGCCAGCAATAGTTACAGCCTCACAGCTTAGACAAATTCTTGGTGTCTCGGTTTCTTTGTATTCCGATGCACAGCTCGACTCATTCATTGATTCAGCTGAGCAAACGATTTTGCCACTACTTACTCAATACCAATCATCGGTGACTTTTGCCAATGTAAGTGATTCCGTCATTTATTTCACAACATTGCAGCCAAATTATTTTGTGCCGGGTCAATCTGTTGTTGTCACCGGGGCCGGTGCATACAGCGCGACTTATACAGTCACCGATGATCGGATTGAGCCTTACACATTTACAGCCGCTACAGCTGCCGCAGATCGTGACTATCCATTGCCATTTATTCCAAACGCAAAAGCGACTTTGAGTGGTGGATCGGCAGCGGCTTTGTATGCATCAACACCACCAATTGAAAACGCCATTTTGGTTGTTGCCGTAGAGATATTTCAGAGCATTACAGCTCCGGGCAATCAAATCATGGGAGACAATTTTCAGCCGGCACCATTCATTTTGGGCCGCAGCTTGAGCAACAGAGTCATTGGGCTTTTGGGGCCATTTCTTGATGTCGAAACGATGTGCCAATGACCATTGAATCAGCCATCCGCACGCCATTGGCAACAGCACTTTCATCCATTGCGGCAAATGTTTATAACGGCATCCCAGAGACGATGACAAGCCCATCGATCTGTTTGGTGCCGGGTTCGCCATATCTTGAAAGCCTTTTAATCAATGGATCAACAACAAAAGTCAAGATCAATTTCAATGTAACCGGTGTTGTTGGTTATTCAAACAATGCCGCAGCTTTGGATAATCTAGAGCAATTGATGATCAGCATCATCAGCACAATGCCGGGCGGTTATGAAGTCGGCAATGTAAGCAACCCACAACCATTGGAAGTCGGTGCCGGTAAGTATCTTACGGCCGATTTACAAGTCAGCACCTATTACACCAACTAAGGAGAAATCATGCCAACAACAATCATCACGGGCAGAGACATCACTTTCACCATTGCTGGTGATTCATATGATGCTCAGGCTTTATCAGCAACATTGACAGTCGATTCAACGATAAACACATATCAGACTCTTGATGGCAAGGCTTATTTTACAACCGACACACAAGGCTCATTTGCTGTGGAAATGCTTGCCGATTGGGGCGCAGCAAATTCATTGTGTGAGGAGCTATGGACAGCGGCAACAAGCGCACCAAATACTGGCCTTTCAGTCATTTTTGGAGCAGATTCAGGCGCATCATTTGCTTTCGATGTGCAGCCGATCTTGCCATCAGCTGGAGGCACAGCACCGGATGCTCAAACTGTCTCACTTGCTTTCACTTGTGTGACAACACCTATTTTGACAATTAGCTAACAAAGGAGATCGGGAGCATGAAGCTAGCAATCACGATTGAATTCACATCGGGTGAGAGAGAAACATTTGTAGCTCTCCCACCGGAGTGGATGAAATGGGAACAGAAAACCGGAAACACCATTCAGCAAGTGGCCGACAAATTGGGCATTTCTGATCTGATGTTTTTGGCTTATCACGCAATGAAACGCGAGTCAGCCGGTAAAGCTGTCAAGCCTTTTGAGGCGTGGTGTGAAGGCGTAACCGACATTGACATGGGGGAAAGCACAAACCCAAAAGCTACGAATCCGGATCAATAAACCGGACTCTTTGGGAATTAGCAATCGCCACAGGTTTGTCAAGATCGGAATTTGTAACAGATCAAGATATTGCAACCGCGATTGAAATTTTAAGGATAAGAAATGGCAACTGATCCAATCAGCTACGACAAAAGCCAATTGCGTGGCATCATCGGGGCTTTTAAAGGCATGGATGATGAAGCTGTTGCCGAGGCCAAAAAAGTCTCAAACGGATTGGCCACTTTTCTACAAGGCAAAATTGTCTCGGCAGCTAATAGCCGGCCAAATCAGGCAGCATCACGAATTGCGGCAGGTTCGCGCGTAAGCAAATCATCGAAGGTTGGCGAATTGTCATTTGGTTTTGTATCTCAGAAATTTAGCGGTGGTGGTACAACCCAGATGCTTTGGGGCGGTTATGAATTTGGATCAAATAAATTCAAACAATTCCCGGTGTGGTCTGGCCGTGAAGGCCGTGGCTCCCGAGGATACTTTATATATCCAACCTTGAGAGCTGAACAACCTCAGATCATCGCTCAATGGGAAGCAGCATTTTCAAAGATTTTGAAGGAGTGGTGAAATGGCACTAGGTGGATCACGGACACTCAAGCTCTCCATTCTTGCTGATATCGATAACCTCAAAAAGAATTTAACCGCTGGATCCAATGAGGTTGAAGGCTTTGGATCAAAGCTTGGTGATTTTGGCAAAAAGGCCGGTTTAGCCTTTGCCGCAGCTGGAGCAGCCGCAGCTGCCTACGCTGGCAAATTGCTCATTGATGGCGTGAAATCAGCCATTGCAGATGAAGCTGCACAGGCTAAGTTAGCAACGACATTGCAAAATGTTACAGGTGCAACAAACGCTCAAATTGCGGCCACTGAGGCTTATATAACAAAAACAGCTTTAGCCACCGGTGTGACCGATGACGATTTGAGGCCGAGCCTTGATCGCCTAATTCGCTCCAGTAAGGATGTTACGGAAGCGCAAAGATTGCAACAAATTGCACTTGACGTTTCAGCCGGTTCGGGAAAAAGTTTAACCGCCACGACCGAGGCAATTGCAAAGGCCATGGATGGGAATTTTGGAGCACTCAAAAAGTTGGGTATTCCTTTAGATGAAAACATTATCAAAACAAAAGATTTTGATGCTGCAATGCTGGCATTGTCTGCCACATTTGATGAGCAGGCATCAATTCAAGCCGACACATTTGCCGGCAAAATGGCACGTCTCAATGTCGCATTTGATGAAGCCAAAGAAACTGTTGGCGCATATGTGCTGGATGCCATCACACCATTGATCAGCGCGTTTGTTGATAAAGGCATCCCAGCTGTCACGCAATTTGCAGAGAGCTTGGGCAAAACATTGGGGCCAGCATTTAGCGCAATCTTTAAAGCCTTACGCGATGACATTTTGCCTATTTTCAAAGCTTGGTGGGGTTTTTTATATGGCGATGTAATTCCGGCCATTGGAGCCGTTGTGGGGCCTGTTTTAGAAGGCTTGAGAGTAGCTTTTGACAAAATCAAAAAAGCCTTGACGGAGAATTCAACAGAATTGAAGCCTTTAAATGATGGCTTTCGCGCACTGTGGGAATTTGTGAAAACCTATCTTGCACCACTTATGGGCAACAATTTTCGCATTGCACTTGAAGGCATAGCAACACTCGTTGCCACTTTGATTACTGGCTTTTCTCAATTGGTCGGTTTTCTCAATAAGGCTTATGCACAAATGACCAACATTGTGAATTTGGTGAATAACAACAAAGGTTTGTTTTTGGGTCAAGCTGGAGTCATTGGATCAATAATTGGCACATTCGGAGGCGGTAAAGCTGCCGGTGGGCCTGTTCGATCCGGTACCTCATATCTTGTCGGAGAGCGCGGCCCAGAGCTATTTACGCCAAATTCCAGCGGCATGATTACGCCAAACAATCGTTTGGGCGGTGGCAACACCACAATCAATCTCAACGTGACAGGTGCCATTGATCCAGAAGGTACAGCACGAAGCATCATCAATGTGCTCAACAATAGTTTCTATCGCGGCACAGGCGGCGCAAACAGCTTGCAATTCTCATGACAGTTTTTAACCCGGTTTGGAAAGTCATTATTGGCGGTGTTCAATATCAAACAGCCATTTTGGCAAATTTAACGATTACAAGCGGCCGGACAAACATTTATGAACAGGCTCAGGCAGGCTACACAAATCTTGAAATTATCAATCTAGATCAATCAAATGTGCCAATCCACATCAATGATTCTCTTACCATTGAATTGCAAGATTCCACAGCCACATTTGTGCCGATCTTTGGTGGGTCGGTCATTGAGGTTGGCATTTCGGTTGCTGAGGTTGGATCAGTGGCTTACGCGCAGCGCATCAACATCATTGCATTAGGCGCATTGGCCAGATTGCCAAAAGCCTTGACCAATGGTGTTTTATCCAAAAAATTTGATGGTGATCAGATATATGACATTTTGCAAGCTGTTTTGTTTGATTCATGGCAAGAGGTACCACAAGCTTTGACATGGGCAACCTATCCAGCTGCAACAACATGGGCCAACGCTCAAAATTCTGGATTAGGTGAAATCGATCGCCCGGGCAATTATGAGCTTGCAGCTAGATCCAGCAACCGGACAGATGTTTATTCTTTGGTTTCAGCTTTGGCCACATCCGGATTGGGCTACATTTACGAAAATTCGGTTGGCCAAATTGGGTATGCAGATAGCACACACAGAGCAAGTTATTTGGCCGCCAATGGCTATGTTGATCTCACAGCCAATCATGCTGTGGCACCGGGTTTAAGCATCCAACAGCGTGCCGGTGATGTGCGAAATTCCATTACTTTGAAATATGGCGCAACATCATCATCGGAAAAATCAGCCTCCGACACTGAATCAATTGGGCTTTATGGCCAACTTTCGCAAATCATTAGCACCACATTGCACAATGCAGCAGATGCCGAGGATCAGGCAGACTTTTACCTTTCGCTTAGAGCCAACCCACGATTCAATTTCAACAACATCACTTTTGAGCTTACAAATCCAGAGCTTGACGATGCAGATCGGGATGACTTGATCAATGTTTTCATGGGTATGCCGGTTAATATTTCCAATCTGCCACTAAATATGAATTCTGGAGATTTCTTGGGTTTTGTTGAAGGCTGGACATTTTCGGCCGCGTATAATCAAGTCAGCATTTCCATGATTGTGTCACCGGTTTCATTCTCGTTGCAAGCCATGCGATGGAATGACGTGCCTGTGGTAGAAAAATGGAACACAATCAATCCAACATTGGATTGGATCAACGCCACGATTGTGGCCTAAAGGAGGAAACATGAGTAATCCAACAACACCATTTTCATGGCAGATGCCTACGGCCACGGATTTGGTCACGGATCTGCCAGCGGATTTTGAGGTATTTGGTCAAGCTGTTGCAACATCAATGGCCGATCTTTTGGGCGGCACTACTGGTCAAATTCTCGCAAAAAATAGCAACACCGACATGGATTTTATATGGATTGCGAACGATCAAGGTGACATCACAGCCGTCACAGGTGGATCAGGCATAACTGTAACAAATGGCACCGGTCCAATTCCCAGCGTGGCAATCAGCACAAGCCCAACGATCACAGGTACGCTAACCGCAACAGTCGATTTGTCCATTTCGGCTGCCGGCGCATTTGGAAGCATCACAGATTTCCAAACGCTGGTTATGATGGATGCACTCTAAGAAAAGGAGATAACAAATGGCAACAGTAGCAAAACCACTATTTCGAGGTGCGGCAACAACCAACACCGCAACTGTTTTATATACAACACCGGCATCAACAACAACAGTCGTGAGCAACATTATTGTGACAAATACAGCTGCATCAGCTGCAACTTTCACATTAGGCTTTGCCGGTACCTCAATCAACACAACAACAGCAATAGCTGCAAATTCAACAATTTACATTGACATGAAACAAGCATTAGTTGCAACAAACACCATTACAGGTGGAGCTTCTGCCGTAACTGTTTCATTTCACATTTCCGGTGTGGAGGTTTCATAATGGCCGCAAATACAATCCCGGCAAGCGTTGCAAAAACTAGATTTCTTGTAACACTCACATCCGGTACCAGCTACACAGTAC